AACTGAAATGTCAATCTTTAGACCCTACATCAAAACTTTTAATAGTAAGGATGTAGAAGTGATATTTGGCCCAACAGTTAATCTTGGAGATATTGCTGAAAAACGTGTTAAACGTAAATCTATTCAGTTAGTACGTACTCCACGCAGATCAGTACGTTAATTATAACCGTAGCTAATCTCTTCACAGATTAGATTCATCTGAACCACTATAGCGTGAGCATAAGCAACGGCATGCGCTTTCTTAAAATGATATTCATCATTCGTCGGCTTCGTCCATATCTCCGTCATAATCTCGTTCCAAGTCCCATCTTGTAGGTGTCGCTTGCCTGGGCGGATCAAGGCTAGGCACGCGGCCAGTTCTAAGATACTCTTGGGCTTCAGCTTCCGTAGCAAGCCTCCATACCCGTTTATGTGAAACAATAAATTCGTGAAATCGTCTTGCTCCAGTAGATCCCATAGTGGTTCTGTCTCCATTAATTGAATTAGATGTTCTTCGTCACGTACCTTTTCGTAGATACCAACATTTAAGAAATCGATCTTAAAATATCCCCTGTCTTCTGCTTCTTTATAATCAATATTTGATAATCCTGTTAATGGATTATGCGGAACAGAATGACAATAAACTCCGGTATTGTGTTTTTTAAAAGTTCCATTTGAGTCTATAGCCGCAGGAACATTCTTGATAATATCAAGTACCTTTGACCTGTCAGCAAAATCAATGTCAATATCAGGCATTAAAATCTCCACCACTGTTAGCCAGTGCCAACATTAGGCTATAATGTTCGTATGCTTTCTTTACCGCCGGATATCTATCACGTAGATGTTTTTCTAGCTCTTTCTGTTCCATCAGTACTTCAAACATTCTGTAATGCCCTGTGGCTTTTAGATTGTTGAAAACTTGAGCTTCAAACTCTGCCATCTGTTCTATTTCACTTTCTGAGATTTCTACAGTGAATAATCTTTCTGTTTCAAGCGGAATTTTATCAGTCATAACAAGATTGTAGTCACTGGTACTTTCAAAAAATCTTGTATTCATCCTAGTAATCCTATAAGCACGTTTATTAGTATCAATAACTGATATCCTATGACTTTCTAAGAAATCTTTTAAATTCTTATTCAATTCCGCTCTCCTTACACACCTCTTTAACAAGTGATACATCGGCAGGTTTTTCTTTAAATCTTTTTAAAAAATATTGTACATCAAATGCTGGTTCAATTAATTCCATTTGTTCATCATTGAACTTTCCTACCATGTCTCTACCGGTCTTTGAATTTAATATAATCCACGGACTAATATAACCGTTACGTATATCGTTAACAGCTCTATTAAGATTTACATACAAAAAATAATGATTAAATTCTGCGTTGTTAGCGTCGGCCCATTCCATCATATGAGTTAAACTTCTCTGTACCGCCGCCTCGACAGGTTCTATTTTAATCATCTCAAAAAGATAGTTGTCATACAGTTCATCTCGACACCAATGATCTAATTTAATTCCACTCTTGATAACAAAGTCAATAAATTTATCAGGATATAAGGGCATGACATTATTGACAAAACTTCCAAACTTAACAAATGCGTTATAGTAAGGACTTTTACAAAATTCATCGTAACTTTTATCTTTCTTAGCACCTTGTGTAAGTCTAAAAAATCTATTGAACGCCATGTATCCTGCCTGAACACGCTTTTCATCTTTTTGCATTGCTCGACGTTTGGGTTCACACATGTGAGCATACAAGGTCTTTTCTTTCATAAAGGCCTTACCACAATGTACACAATTATATGGTTGCTCTTCTAGCTTGATCATTACACTTTTTCGTATGTTTGTTGAAATATATCTTTTTTAACAACACCGTAGTCATTAGGACCATGTTTTACTATAACATCTTCATCTGGGTTATAATGTAGCTTTTCACCCCAGCTAGTGTTAACAGTTCCCGAATGATCTGCTAACTTTGCTAACTTAATAATTTTCTTAGGAGTACACACTCCATCCCCTAGGTCATCTTTGAGTTCATCAAATTTTTCAGGACTGATCGGATATTGTTCTCCTTTTGGACCTGTCATTATATAGTAACCTGCCGGATACTTAACTGGCCCTTCTAATGTTTGAATAGTGCCAGGTTCTTGAGCAATTTCATATTTTTCTTTGGCTGGCCTTTTATAAGTTTTAAACGCACCGCTGTCGAACCAAGCGTCACTAATTCCTGCGCCTTCGACTATATTAATTAATTTTCTTAGATCACTCATATTCTTTCCTTTGCTTTTTATCAAATCCCATTTTATCAAACAAATCTTCTTTATCTTTTTTACTCATCATACTAGCCATTAGTTTGATGTCTTCCATTTTTCTAGCAGGATATATCTCACACAATAATTTTTCAATCTTATTGGCTTTTTCTTTTTTACCTGCGGCTAGATATGGATGATACGCACTTATGCCAACTCCTGTTGCGGCAAAAAGTTTCCACAGCAGTTCTTTATGATTCTTGCTCAGTACCCAATGATTTTTATTCACACATTCATTAGTCATTTCTAAAAAATGTTCCTGTACTTCTCTATCACCTTGTACACTGGCAGTATATCTCATGAGAATAAACGGACTGAAAGATTTTCTTTCTTCATCCGTTAACTTACTATAAAAGTCGTAGTCCTTGTTGTCTACTGCCTTAAGTTCTCTTTTTATGTCTAGCATCGAATTCCTTACTTAGATAGTATGCTGTCTTTGCCTGCTCAAGTAAAGACTTAATGGTTGGATTTGTTTCTGAAGCTATTCGAATATCGTGCCATAGTTGAGATTCTTTTGGACTACTCATATAATTCCCATAATCTAACGGATCCCTAGTATAGTCGTATCCCACTACAGTCCTTTCTACTTGACCAAATTCTCTTGCATAAACTGTTCCGCCTACACGTTCATATACGTATGTTGCGCCAGGTGTTAGCGATCCCATATTACCAACACTTGCTGTAATCAACTAGTTCGCTTTGTCTGCTAACATCCTTAACAAAGAAAGCACACATTGGATTTGGGTCAGCACTCAACGGTGTTGTTAGTAACTGTCCGGGTTTCATCTTTGGAAAATACCATTTAACATCTTGATACACATCGATAATATCAATGTCGTGAAATTCTGGTCGGAACCCACTTAGCGGATTAAAACAAAATGTTTTAAATCCTCGATCATTTAGACTTGTTAGTGGCAGTACTTCCATATCAGGTCCTGTTGGATCACCTACAATAGTACACCAGTCTAAGGGCATATTAAGCGTATATGGTCCTACTTTTAAAACAGCCGCAGGTGCCGTAAATGATTCTAGAAAAATTAAAGGAATAAAAAAGTAATCTGGATTATTTGGATCACTATTATCTAAGACATTAAATCTCAAGTCCTCATCAATTTCGTCTGGAAGATCGTTTAAGTAGAACACTTGATCTTCTAATGTTAAAATTTGCATTAATATTTTACCTTGTCTATTGTAAAAGGATATTTCGCCTCTTTGTAGTATCGTTTTCTTTCTGTCAAATGCTTTTTAGCATATTTGCTTGACGCAGTTATATCCCAGACCTGTACGAAGTCTTTGTCGTCCGCTTTTCTAATACCTCGCCCAATGCTTTGTATAACGCGAGTAAAGCTCTTTCCGGACTCCAGCATAACCAAATTAAAAATCCTTGGGATATTAATACCAACAGCGGCCACGCCGTAAGTCGCCACAATAATCTTGTTAGTACTTGTTTTAATTTCGTCATACTCTTCTTTTCGATCTTTAGTTTTTACTTCGCCGCTAATAAACACAGAATCTTCGATGCTACTAGTTATTATACGTCCTGATTCAATTCTGTCAACCAATACGAGTGTATTACCACTATCGGAAATAGTTTTAATTAGTTTACTAATATAGGCCATCCTATCTTCATTAGTAACAAGATATTTTAATTCTTCTGGATAACTTCCAAATTCTTTCCATTCTGCTGTTTGAATAATGTTTACATGGCAGTTACTCAACACTCCAGCTTCCTGTAATTCATGTGCTTTAACTTGGTGTACAACTTCACCTAACCCTGCTCTGATATTTTGAAAATCAATATCTTCTTTAGGAACAGTACCTGTCAACCCCCAACGTATTGAACAGTTAGCTAAATGGTTTGTTAATAATTTTTTAAGCACCTCCGCTTTAGCCATGTGTACTTCGTCAACCATTACTGTTTGGACACCGTCTAAGAAAACTGCCAATGTTAATGCGTCATCATCTGTGGAATCTTTAGATTTTTTGTCTAAAATATTAAGACTTTGCCAAGTACAGATAGTGTGAGTTTTATTCAGTTGTTTCCTGTCACCGTAGTAGACACCTACGTCTAATCCGCAGTTGATAAAATCTTCTTCTGTTTGTTCTACAAGACTTTTGTTAGGAACAATGGTCACGGTACGACCATATTTTTCACAAATTTTCGCCAAAGTTGCAGTGGTAATGGTCTTACCAAAACCAGTGGCAATTTCTTGAATGCATTGAGGGTTCTTTAAAAACATATTGACTACTTCAACTTGGTCATCACGCAGCCTAATTTTTTCTCCTTCAAAACGATGTCCTTTTGGCCATGTTTGATCACCCCAAAAATC